GGCGGTTCTGTAGACGGTCCTTTCGATGTTGCTGACGTTGTGATGGGATGCAGGGGGAAGAAGCCCATTATGGCTTACGCTGATGGGCAGATGACGAGTGCGGCATATTTGATTGGAAGTGCTGCGGATAAGGTTTATGCAAGTAAGACTGCAAGGGTGGGTAGCATTGGTGTCATTATGGCCCACTATGATTACTCGAAGGCGCAGGAGATGAGAGGGGTAAAGAAGACGTACCTGTATTCGGGGAAGTACAAGGCTATGGGGCACGATTCGGAACCCCTCTCTGACGAAGCAAAGGCTTACTTGCAGGGCCATCTAGATGACTATTACACGATGTTTGTAGACATGGTGGCTCAGCAGCGAGGTGTCGATAGTAAGACTGTGTTGGAAAAGATGGCTGATGGGAAAATCTTTATAGGAAAAAAGGCTATAGAGCCTGGATTGATCGATGGGATAAGCACCTACAAAGGTGCTCTAACATATCTCACTGGGGAAAAACCACAGAAGAAGGAGGTGAAAAGAATGGACCCTGTTACACTGGAGAGGTTCAAGGCTGAGAGTCCTGACGAGTACAAAAAGCTTGTTTCTTCGATTGTGGAAGACACGAAGGCAGAGATGCAGACCGAGATCGATGAGAAGGACAAGCAGATTGTGGCTCTGAAGGAGCAGAACAAGGATCTGTCTCGGAACTTGAACGAGACCAATGACCGTGTCCTGAAGCTCGAAAAGAACGAAGCCATCAGGAGTGAGAAGGAGATGGCGAGAGAGGCGGATGCGATTTGGTCGAGGGAACTGTCTGATAGTGATGTTCCTCCCCGCCTGCACGAGAAGTGCAAGTCTATGGTGAGCCACGAGAAGTTCATCAAAGGTGATTCTTTTGATCGGGAAGCTTTCACGGAAGCGGTCCGTGAAGAGATCACTGATTGGGAAGGCATTGCTACCGAAAGCGTTCTTGGAGGCGGCACACCCCCGGGAGCGCAGCAGAGCACCGATGCCACCGAGGCTCAGGAGGACAAAGAGGCTGTTGATGAAATGCTTAGAATGGCCGAGGGTGAAGACCGAGTAGGCCACGCCTAAAGGAGGTGAGAACGGATGGCTAGAACCCAAGTAACTGACATTGCCACCATCATTCGTGGGGGTCAGACGGATTATAAAAAGCTGTTTTACAGCGAGCCGGACAGGGCTCTTACGAAAGAGGTGACTCTGCAAGCTGGCTATGGTCTGATTCCGGCAGGCACTGCGCTTGCCAAGAACGTGTCAGCCGCGGGGAACAAGGAGAAGTATGTTCCCCTCATGCCGGGTATTTCGGCAAATCCGCCCGATAGTGGCAACCCAGATCATCTCCTAGCTTGTGCGTTTCTCGTTCAGGATGCGAGTGGTACGGATCTGTACGTCACGATGGATGACAGTTATAAGTTCGCTGTCGGTGACGATGTGATCCTTCTGGACAGCGATACGCTGGCTGCGAGTTCGGAAAATCTGGGTGCGATCACTGCCATCGACCGCACCACTTACCTGCACATGGCGAAGATTTCTGTCACTGAGACTGTGAGTGGTACTTTCACTGTGGCGAACTCGGCTTGCATCCATGTTGAAGCTGGGACCACAAGTCTGACCACGACCAACTCCTACAGCGTGTGCGAGGGCATTCTGATGCACACTGTGGATACGGGGACAGGTGAGAACGCCAAGGGTGCAGTTGCTCCCATGATCCTCAGCAATGCCATGTTGTACAATGGCCTGCTGAAAAATGTTATCGCTCAAGCCAGGACTGATCTTGGCGCCAGTGTCAACGGTCAGTTCCTGATCATGAAATAAGTGAAGGGAGGTGAGTAAGGATGCCAAGAGGCGCTAGCGATATTCCGGAGCTTAGACTAGTTAGGCTCCAAAGGCTGATAGAAATGTTCATGATGTCTCCCTCCCTTGTGCTGTCGAAACTCTGGGGTGAGATTCCCGCAGAGTCAGACACGATCAAGTGGGAAGGCATGATTGGGACCAGGGGCATGACGCCGTTCGTAGCTCCTGGTGCTAAGGCTCCTCAAGTTGAGCCTGTCGGTATTTCGCAGCACAGTGCGACCGCTGCGTTCTGGAAGGAGAAGATGTATCTGGATGAGGTTTTCCTGAACAATCTTCGCCGACCTGGAACAACGCAGCAGCATTGGGCAGCGAAAAATATGCTGGCTCGGAACTTGAAGATGATGCGGAATCGGTGTGACAGGCGTAAGGAATGGATGTACGCCAAGATGATCACCGCCGGCAGCTTCACTTACACTGATATGAAGGGTATTCGGTTCACAGTTGACTACGGGATTCCCTCCAATCAGATCGTGACGCTGGCCGCATCGAGACTGTGGAGCACCGGAGCAAATGCGAACATCGTTGAGGACATCTTCGATGCCAAGTTGGCTGTCAGGAACAGCGTAGGGGCGGAGTTGAACTACGCCCTGCTGACCACTGAAGTCCTCAAGTACATGTTCCTCAATACTTCCATCCAGACTCTGTTGAAGAAGTCGGCGTTTGGTAATGGTGATCTCTTTGCTCGTCCGGTAGCGGTGTTGAGCAACCTGCTCAATATCGACAACATGATCCTCTATGACGAGCAATACCAGCTGAAAGCATGGCTGACGGCTGCTGTGACAGGCGGCTCCACCACGACCATCTATGTTGACGATGCGACGGACTTTGAGGTGGGAGGTGTTCTCAGATTCCACGACATCAGTGCTGATACGTGGGAGGAGGAGACGATCAGTGCAGTGGATGTTGATGCTGGAACCATCACCGTGTCCACCGCACCGACCGCCAGCTTCAAGGCCAGTGAGGACTGTGTGACGATGACCAAGAAGTTCCTCCCAACCGACAAGTTCGTGATGTTTTCGGACAGCGTCCAGGGGACGAAGATTGCGGAGTTCTTCAACGCTCCCTTTGGTCTGACCCGCACGAGAGGGATGAAGGTTGACAGTCATCCCGAATGGGATCCTGAAGGTATGTGGATCAGGGTCCAGAACAAAGGCCTCCCCGTGCTGTATCAGAGAGATGGTGTTTACATTCTTACCGTAGCTTAGGAGGTGACCCATGCCTACAGAACCCAGATATTATAGGGGCCCACTTCCTAATCCGGCGTTTGACAAGCAAGTTGCCGCTGTTGAGATGAATCTCAATATGGATACCATATCTGGTGAAGTTACGGCCAGTGTTGGTGGCCGAGCGTTGGGAATTGCCAAATACAGCGGCAAGATACTTGGTGTTGGCTTGTCAGTGCTGGCAAGCGGTAAGGATGATTCAAATGATCTCTATGTTGAGGCGGATGTGATGATCAACGGGGTAACGTGTCTCACTACGAAGCCTCAAATTGCTCATGTCAGTGGCGAAGCGTCCCAGCAGAAGACAACCCTCCAGACTGGTGACACAGGTATTACAGCTGGTGTGGTTGATGCTTCGGCCGCAGAGTTCACCGTAGGTGACATCATTACGTGGAACATGCTGCTGACTCGTACCGCCTCTCCTACCACTGAGATCAGTAACCCATCAGTTATCGTGGAGGTGGAACCACTGTAGAAAAGGAGGACAATCGATGGCTAAAAAGGTCGAATTGTTGGTAACCCTCAGGGGCAATGACCAGCTGTGGCTGAAGGGCGAAGTCTTTGATTACGACAAGATGCCCGGGGAAGTCGCAGCGGAAATCAGTTTAGGTAGAGGGACGGTGAGGGTGTTTAAGGAGCATGTCCCGCCGCCCCCCGTCCCTCCCCCAGAAACTCCTGCGCCAGAGCCCTCGTTTAGTGAAGTAGCGAAATCTTTGCTGGAAGAGGAGGAAACTGAAGAGGAAGAGGAAGAAGGGGAAAGACCTTCTCGCTACTTGATCAATCACAAGGGTGGGGGTTGGCATGATGTGATCGACACCGAGACGGGAGCTATAATGAACTCGAAGGCTCTCAAGAAAGCCGACGCCGAAGCCCTTGTCAGTGAGTTAGAGGAGGAGCAGACGGAAGCCCTTTCTGTGGATGAGTCTGTTTCGGAAGCTGGTGAAGAGAAACAAAA